TAAGACGTATTATGAAAGAAAGAGGTATGGGTGTAAGAGAAATGAATATGTTATTAAGAGGTAAAATGGAACCATTTAAATTTTCTGAATCACGTTTTAGAAAAAGAGTTAAAGATGCAAAAAAAGCATATCCTGATGAAGATATTATAAAATCATTTTTCTTTCCAAGAAAAGAATTTATAAAAGTTATGAGAGAGTATAGAAATAAATCTTTAAAACCTATAGAGCCTGAAGTTAAACAAGAAGTAGAAGAAACAGAAGGTCCGTCTATTATTGAAAGATTTAGAAACATGTTACCCTCTGGCATAACTAATTTAAGATCACAAGTGCCACCATTACCAAACACACCCACTCCAAGAGTGCAAACAACAGCATTAAAAAATCCAACAACAGGCTTGACAAGAACAGAGACTGCATTACTATCACCAACAGAACAAGTAATTGCTAGGAGAACATAATGGCTAAAAATGCATTACAAAAAATAGAAGATCATGAAAAGCTTTGCAGAATTATGCAAAAGCAGACGCATGATAAAATTCACAAAATAGAAGCACAAATAAGTAGATTAGAAAAAATTGTATTAGTGTCTGCAGGTATGTTAATTATGGGTATGGCTAATATGATATTTATGTTATTATCAAACACACAATAAAAATTATGCAACTTTCTAGAAATTTTTCTCTTCAAGAGTTAATTAAATCAGACACTGCTATTAGGTTAGACATTAATAACAATCCTAATTCAGGTCAGATAGAAAAATTAAAAGCACTTTGTGAAAATATTTTACAGCCGGTACGTGATCATTTTGGCAGAGTAAAAGTAACCAGCGGATTTCGTAGCGAACAACTTTGTATTAAAATAGGTAGCTCTACAAATTCACAGCACGCCAAGGCTGAAGCCGCAGACTTTGAAGTAATGGGCACAGACAATGCAGAATTAGCTGATTGGATTTATGCAAACCTAGATTTTGACCAATTGATATTAGAATTTTACACACCGGGTGAGCCCAACAGTGGCTGGATACATTGTAGCTATACTACTGACCAACCAAGAAAACAATTTTTACACGCATACAAATCAGAAGGTAAAACTAAATACAAACCTGTAATTGGAAAAGCAAAAGATTTAGTTTAAAAATTTTAGCGCGCTACGCGTATAGTCCTACTAAATCCATGATTTAAGTTCTTCACCTAACACTTCAGAGGCTATATTTATTTTTTTTCTTAACGCTTTAACAATTTTTTCATCAACAGTATCTTCAGCATTTATATCTACATATGTTACAGGTTTTTTTTGTCCCATACGGTGTGCTCTGTCTTCTGACTGTAGTCGCTTTTCTAGGTCATAACCATTAGAATAGTAAATTACAGTGTTTGCAGCTGTCAAAGTAATGCCATAGCCGCCCGTAGAAGGCGTTCCAATAAAAAATCGACACTTGGGGTCGTCTTGAAAACGTTTAATATTGTTTTGTCTTTCTTCTTTTGGTGTTAATCCATAATAATCAACAAAAGATTTTGGACCATATTCATTATTTATAGCCTCTATAATTTTATTAATATCATATTGATAATGTGCCCAAATAATAGCTTTACCCTCTACATCTTCAAGCACAGTCATTAATTCATTTATTCTATTATTTTGTATTGATTGAGTTACACCACTGTCATCAGTAAAATGACCACAAGTTATTTGTTGTAAACGCATTAATTGAGTTAATGAATTTTTTGTACTAGATACTTTTCCTTGTAATATTGCTAATGCTTGTTCTTTCATTTGAGCATACAATTTAAATTGATCTGGTGTTAATTGTATTTGACGTTTAATAAATATTTTATCTGGTAAATCTAAACAATCTTCTTTTAATACACGATAAGAAAAAGTTTTAATTGTTTCTGATAACTCACCAAGATTTTTAAATTTATCTACAACTTGTATTGATCTGCCATGCGCATGCATAGTTTTCATTTCTGCGTATCTATTTCTAAATGCATAATAAGAACTAAAATCTAATAAATAAGGATCAAGAAACTCACATTGACTATACAAATCTAATGGATTTTTAGTAACAGGTGAACCTGTCATAATACGTCTGTATTTAGCTTCTTTAGATAAAGTTACAATATTTTTAGTCCGTTTAGCACCTGGATTTTTTATTGTAGTAGATTCATCAATAGCCATCATTGCATTATGTGATCGCAAAAATTTACCTGCAAAAAGTCTACCCTTATCTGTACTAAAAGCTTCAACATTCATAATTAAAATATGTAAAGCTGTTTCTACCTCAAACAATGTTTCTAATTTTTCTTGTTGTTTTTTATTTATATTTGGTTGCCATAATACAGTCACATTTTCTATATGGTTTGGTAAATGTGTTGGTAACTCATTACTATACCAAGTTCCTACAACACCTTTAGGTGCAACAATTAAAGCACCATCTATTTTTCCTTTATCATAAAGCATAGACATATTGTCTATTAATACTTTTGTTTTACCCGTACCCATTTCCATAAAATAAGCGTAAGTTTCTTTGTTCCACGATTTTTCCAATGCAGTTATTTGATGTGCATATGGCTTTGTTTTAAATTTATAATTCATAGTTTTCTTCTTTCTAGTTGACAATATAATCAAGAACACCTATATTGTCAAGCATGAAAGAAAATAAAGTTTATGTGATCCAAGAAGTTGCTGGAACTAAATCAGGTTCTCCTAAAATAAACATTATGGGTGCTGCTAAATATGGTAAGTTTGAATTTTTACTTCCAGAGTTTTCGCAAATAATATTTTCTCCTGGACCTTTAATTTTTAAATTAAGAAAAGGATTAAAAAATTTTACAACAGAAGATTATTTATTATTAACTGGTGATCCTGCTATTATAGGTGTTGCATGTTCTATAGTTTCTGACATGACAAATGGTAAATACAATTTACTTAAATGGGATAAACAAGAAAGAGCTTATTATCCTATTGAAATTAACTTATACGAGAAAGGAGAAATTGATGACAATTGATTTTGAAAAAGACCAAGAAAATGTTTTGCAAAAAACAACAAACATACAGTCACTTGCAGATCAAGTAGAAAAATTAGAGGCTTTACAAAAAAGACTTGAGTTACAAGAAGACAATATGAAAAATACAAAAAAAGAATTAGAATATTTATCTGGAGAAGTAATTCCAACCATGATGTCAGAGATGGGTTTATCACATCTTAAACTTATGGATGGTTCTTCAGTAGATGTAAAACCAAATTATAGCGCTAGTATCTCTGTTGCAAATAGAGAAGCAGCGTTTGCATGGCTTCGTAACAATGGACTAGGAGATATAATCAAAAATGAGATATCCGTATCTTTTGGTCGTAACGAGGATAACAAGGCGGCTGATTATGCCAACCTTGCAGAGAGTCAGGGTTATCAACCTCAACAAAAATTGAAAGTTGAACCTATGACTCTCAAAGCGTTAGTCCGTGAACGTTTAGAGGCAGGAAAAGAAATGCCAACGGAAATTTTCAACGTGTTCGTTGGAAATAAAACAACAATAAAAAGGAAACAATAAACATGAACCAAGTAGCAGAAAAAAAAGAAGGAGCATTAGCTGTCAATATGTTTGAAGCTGATGCAAATCAAGGTGCTCAAAATATATCGCAAGAAGATCTTGCGTTACCTTTCTTAAAAATTTTGGGTCAACTATCTCCAGAAGTAAACGAAAGAGATGGTAAATATGTCGAGGGCGCAAAGCCTGGCAAGATAATTAACACAGTTACAAACGAATTGTTTGATGAAATTTGTGTTGTGCCTTGTCATTATAAAAGACAATACATTGAATGGCAAGACAGAGGTACCAGTGGTGGTGCACCTGTTGCAATTCATGATGCAGGTAGTGATATCGTTAGTCAAACGACTAGAGATAAATCTTATAAAGATAGATTACCAAACGGTAATTATCTTGAAAATACTGCTAATCATTTTGTATTAGTTGTTAATGATACTCCGTCAACAGCTTTAATTTCTATGAAATCTACTCAACTTAAAGTTAGTAGAAAATGGAATTCATTGATGATGGGTATTAAATTACAAGGTAAAAATGGTTTGTTTACACCACCAACTTATAGCCACATTTATAATCTATCAACTGTGCAAATGTCTAATGACAAAGGAACATGGTTTGGATGGGAAGTTGAAAAGATGGGGCCAGTTAAAGATAAAGCAATGTATGAAATGGCTAAATCTTTTGCACAAAGCGTCGGTCAAGATGAAGTGCAGGTTAAACACGATTCAGGAAATACCAAAGACTCAACACCATACTAATAGAATCCTAGGAGATGGGCGCTGAAGCGAGAGTGGAGGCGCCCGTTTAAAAATTATGTTTGAAAAAATATTTAAGGGATTGGAGCGTGCGCATGGTTGCACCAAAGTTACAACACCAGCAGAAAATGGTGTCAAACTAAAAGGACAATCATTCGTAGTACGTCAACCAGTGACCACGGAACTGTGGAAGATGCACCTAGATGGCACGCAGAGTTTGGGCATCATACCTATTAACGAGGATAACCAATGTGTGTGGGGATGTGTTGACATAGATTCATACGCAGGTTTTGATCACAAAAAATTAATAGATAAAATAAAACAATTTAAATTACCTTTGGCTGTGTGTAGGTCAAAGAGTGGAGGGGCACACGTCTTTCTGTTTACAGATCAACCCGTATCTGCAGAAAGAATGAGAGACAAATTAACAGAAATAAAAACATTATTAGGATACGGCGGATCAGAAGTTTTTCCAAAACAAATACAATTAAAATCAGCAGATGACACAGGTAACTTTTTAAATTTACCATACTTTAATGGTGACAATACTACACGATATGCATTTAAAGAAGATGGTGCAGCTGCAACACTAGAAGAATTTTACACAATATACAGTAATATAAAACAAACAGACATTACAAAAATAAAAATAGAAAGACCACAATCAGAATACTCTGATGCACCACCATGCATAGAACTTATGGCTATGAATAAAATACCAGAAGGCGGTCGTAACAATTCTATGTTTCATTTTGGTGTGTATGCTAAAAAGAAATGGCCTGCAGAATGGAAAAGTAAAATGACTTTGTTTAATGCAACGGCATCAACAATACCTTTAAGTGAGTCTGAAGTAGAGATAATTAAACGTCAGCACGATAAAAAAGAATGGGGTTACAAATGTAATGACACACCTATGTGTAATCACCAACAGTTAAACCAAAAGACTGGGACATGATAATAAATCCACTGATGAAGAACCACGAACCAATAGATCCACCAGAAGGTGTGACTACACAAGATCAATTACAAAATCATTTAGAAGAGTATTGTTTAAACAGACAGGTATCAACAGACAAGAATGATCTTAAAAAAGGTGGTGTGTGGACTAATGAAGGCAATCATCATTTTGTCTTTGACAGATTTTATAATCAATTTTTAATTAGAAAACGTTGGGATGTACCTTACTCACGTACAGCACAGATGTTAAAAGAAACATGTAACTGTGATGACAAACGTATTGGTAAAGAAAGAATTTCTGTGTTTGTTGTAAAACAGTTTGACAAAAAAGAAGATGACTACAATCAAAAAGAATTAAAACCGAAGGATATATTTTGAGAACAATTGTATTAGGACCGCCAGGTACAGGTAAGACTACAACTTTGTTAAATAAAGTTGATGACTATTTAAAACAAACAGATCCTGACAAGATAGGTTACTTTGCATTTACACAGAAAGCTGCACACGAAGCAAGAGACAGAGCAATTAAAAAATTTAATTTAACAGAAGATGATCTACCATACTTTAGAACATTACACTCACTAGCATTTAGAAAGTTAGGATTAAAAAAAGACCAAGTAATGCAACCAAGACATTACAAAGATTTAGGTAAGAAGTTAGGTTTTCCTGTAACATACGCTGACTATCAAGAAGATCAGGGTGGTATTTTTACATCAGACAGTGAGTATTTAAGAATTATACAATTAGCACAGCTACGAAATATTACACCAGAACAACAGTTTAATTTACAGTTCTCCTCCTTTCT